CCATACGCGCAGACCTTGCCAAGATTTACGAACGGTACTCGGTTGCCGGGGAACTGACATACGCCGAGATGTCCAAATATAACCGGCTGCGGTCGCTTGAGAAACAGCTCACCGAGGACTTGCGTCCGATGTTTCTCAAAAACGAGCGGCTTATCGAACAGATGTCGCAGATCGAATACGAGGAGGCGTTCTACCGTTTCGCCTACACGATTGATCAGCAGGCAGGGGTCGCACTCCGGTGGGGGCTGTTGCGGGAGGCTGACGTTGTGGCGGCGGTGGCGAACCCGTTGAAGAAGCTCGCGCTTTCCGGCCTCAAACAGGACGGCCTTATAGCTGTCCGCCGTGCGGTGACGCAGGGGCTCATTCGTGGGCTTTCATACCCGGCCATGGCTCGCACGGTGCGCGATGCAATCAACACGAATGCGGCGCGGGCAACGCGCATCGTCCGCACCGAGGGCCAGCGAGCTCAGGTTATGGGACAGCAGCGCACCTATGATGTGGCCAGAGAGCGCGGCGTTGAGGTAGTCGACGTGTGGGACGCCGCACTTGATGATAGGACGCGCGATAGCCACGGCGCTCTTGATGGGGTTGCGGCGAAGTACCGCTCGGGGCAGCCCTACTGGGACACGGCCGTCGGCAAGGTCCGGGGTCCGCTGCAATCGGGCGTTGCGAGCTTCGATATTCATTGCCGGTGCAGAATCCGTGGCGAGGTCAAGGGCTATGAACCGCAGGTCCGGCGCATCCGCGGCGAGGGTGTGGTCCCCTACCAGACGTTCGACCAGTGGGCATCCGCACGGGGGCTCACACGCAATCGATACGGGGAGTTGATAGGCGCCGCACGGCGCGCAGCATAGGAGGTGCATATGACGAAGAAACAGCGGATACGATACGACGTGAAGGAGGCCATGACGCGCAACGTCGCAGGGGCTGGGCGCAACACGGCCATTAAGGAAGTCGCAGACAGATACGCACTGTCGACCGCAGCGGCGGGGTCGCTCAGGGCAAAGGTCATTTTCGCAGGACCGCCGACACTCAAATTCTGGTAAGAGGTTATACACATGGCAGACGCTGAACAGGCTACTGGCGAGACTGCTGCTGAAGAGCCGCAGGCAGGACAGGGCCAACAGCAGACCGAGCAACCGCTGACAGTTGACGCGGTGAAGAAGTTGATACAGTCGGAGACCGACAGGGTGCGGACCGAGTACTCCCGCAAACTGAAAGAGGTCGAGACCGAGAAGGAAGAGCTACAGAAGGAGCGCATGAGTGAAAAGGAGCGCGCCGACTACGAGCTCAAGCAGCGCGAGAAGCGGATCGCCGATACACAGGCCGAGCTTGCAAAACGCGAGCTGGCGTTGGAGAGGGCGAACGTCATCCGAGAGATGGAAATACCGAAGACCCTGGCGGATTTCGTCGATGGCAAAGACCGCGACGACATCATCTCCAACGCCAGGCAGCTCATGACCTCATTCAGCGAGGCCGTGCAAGCAGAGGTGAACCGCAAGCTCGCATCCAGCGGCGCAAAGCCGCAAGCAGGGGACCAACGGGCGCAGCCACAAGCGAACAACATCGGGGATTGGCAGAAAGCATGGGCGATGCCACCTGGTTCCGAGAAAGACGCCGCCATCGACAGGCTCTACGAGCAGATGGCAGGCATGAAAATACAGGTGAACGGAGAAGGGTAGCCAACATTCTCTGGGAGGGGAACTATAATGGCTTATAATAGACCTGCCAGCTTCATACCTGAGGTATGGGCCGGCACCGTCCTTTCGCGGCTGAACGACGCACTTGTCTTCGGACAGGTGGTCAACCGCGACTACGAGGGCGACATTCGCGGGTTCGGCGACGTTGTGAAAATCAACGAGATCGGACCTATCACTGTCAACACGTACAACGCAACGTCCACCAGCGCACTCACCGTGCAGTCGCTGTCCGACGCGCAGAAGCTCTTGCAGATCAATCAGAGCAAGTACTTCGCGTTCTGGATCGACGACATCGACGCAGCGCAGACCAAGCCGAAGCTCATGAGTGAGGCAATGCGCGAGGCGTCCTGGTCGCTGGCGAACAACATCGACGAGTACATCGCCGCGCTGTACGCCGAGGCCGGACTGGTTGCTGCCGGTTCGCGCTCCGGGTCCACGATCACCGGCCAGGACATCACCTCGACCAACATCCTGAAGTACCTGTCCATCGCAGCGCAGAAGCTCGATGAGAACAACGTACCGCAGATGGGTCGGTGGATGGTCGTCCCGCCGTGGATGGGACACAAGATGATCCTCGCCAACATCGTGCAGGACACGAACAACTCGCAGGTGCTTTCCAACGGGCTGCTCGGTCGCGGGATGTATGGCTTCGACATCTACGTGTCGAACAACATCACCAACGGTACCCCGGCAGCCGACGACGCATGCGTCATGTTCGGCTATCGTGGTTCCATTTCTCTGGCTGTCCAGGTCACCCGCGTCGAGACCGCTCGACCGGCCCTCGACGGTGGGTTCAAGACGCTGGTCAAGGGTCTTGTGGTCTACGGCGCGAAGGTGGTTCGTCCCAACGCGTTGGGCGTCATGTACGCTGACTACACGGCTGAGGCCAGCTAAGGAGGATAGATAGATGGCTGCACATGTAGCTACGCTCATCAAGCCGTCGTACAACACCAGCAACGCCTATGACGTTGACTGGTCCTCGTTTGCATCGGGGGCGAACAATATTGCCTTCGACATGGACGGGGTCGACGGTGGGAAGATGATCATACTCGTCGCCCACAACTCGACGCTCGCCAACTCGTTCTGGGTTGGCACGTCGGACTCGCGGTCCTCGCACACCAGCATCGCGTACCCGTACTCGGCGTACAAGATTGGTCGTGTGAACATCAAGACCACCGCGTGCGCTGACGGAAACGTCAAGTCGAAGTTCCGCACGACCGTTGCTGCCGATACTGAGGTTTTAGGCCTGTCGGTCATCGGGCCGTTTGAGACGGCGCGGTTCAAAGACTCGGATGGGTACATCAACGTGTGCCGCGGCGTTCAGACCGCGGGCGCTGCGTCCCACTCATCGGACACGCACTGGATCGCCGGTATCCTGATACCGTAGCGATATCGACGGGGCGGCCTCGCGCCGCCCCACTTTCACTATGGGAGATCTGATTTGATGAATGCATACTGCCAGAAAGACAAGCTGGTCATCCTCGGGACGGCAGACCCGACCCGAGGCATGGCCCCGTACAACGACCCTGATTACGAGATATGGGCGGTGGCCGTCGCTGCCACCTATCCTGACGTAGCGCGATTGGACGCGCTCTTCGAGCTTCACCCGTCCGGCTACTGGGAACAGGACGCGAACGTCAAGAAGCGCCTCGCCGAGACGACGATCCCGATCTACATGCACAAACATGTGGATGACATCCCGGCATCGGTAGCGTACCCCATCGATGAGGTGTCAAAGCATCGGCGGTACTTCACCTCGTCAATCGCCTACATGATCGCCCTTGCGTTCCACTCATACGACACGCTCGGGCATCCGGGCACCGTAGAGCTGTACGGCGTGCATATGTCAAGTGATGAGGAGTACCGAGAACAGAGGCCATGCTGCGAGTATTGGCTCGGGCGCCTTGAGGGTGCCGGCTGTGAGGTCGAAGTAGCCCCAGGTGGCGCGATCCTCGCGGCAAATGGCATATACGGTTATGAGGAGTACGACCCGGCGTGCTGGGAGATCCAGCAGCGGGCGTTCGGCATCCGGCACGGCATCAAACAGTGCGACGACGAGCTGGAAAAATGGAAGGTCCAGCGGGCGAAGAACGAGGGCGCGCTGTTCGAGGCTGAGTACTGGTTGCGCAAGGCGCAGAGGGGCGAGCTATGAGCGACGAGAAAATCATGGAACCAGCCGCTCCTCCAGAAGAAGTCAACGGCGAAAAGCAGATCTACTGCACCAAGGGGCAGCTTGCCATCCTTGGCACAGCGCCCACAATGGCAGCAGCGCCGTGGGACGATGAGGACTACGAGATCTGGGGCGTTGCGCAGTGCGCAACCTTTCCGGCGTTCAAGCGAGCAGAGATCCTATTTGAGCTTCACACCCGCGACTACTGGTCGGACCCGAACGTGACCAAGCGTTTGAACGCATGGAACGGCGGACGCCTGGTGATGCAGCAGCACTACGAGGAGATCCCGCGAAGCGAGGCGTTCCCGTCGGAGACGATCCTCTCCAGCTACCGCAAGTACCACCGGACCTCGATCACCTACATGCTGGCGCTCGCATACCACTCGTTCAAGCTGACCGGCAAGCCGTGGCATCTTGCGATGTTCGGCGTGCACATGGAGGACATCAGGGAGGAGTACGCCGAGCAGCGACCGTGTTGCGAATACTGGCTCGGTCGGATGGAGGACGCCGGGATGGACATCTACATCTCGGGCGGTGCCATCCTTGCCGCGCCGTTCCTGTACGGATACGAGAAATACAATCCGCTGATCTGGAAGCTCAGGCAGCGCCTCGATGGGTTGCGCGCCGGCGGCAAGGTCCGCGAGGAAGAGGTGCACAAGGCCGAGCTCACACTGCACGAGCAGATCGGCGCGGTCAACGAAATCGAGTACATGCTTCGCCTTGCACAGCGCGGGGAGCTATCGCTCGAGGCGATCGAGGCGGAGAAAAACAAGGAGACATAGCATGGATGGAGGCGACAGGGCCGGGTACAAGCAGATATCAGGGACCGTCGACGCGATCCTCATCGGCCCGTCAACCGGATCGACGGACGTCGTGCAGTCAAGCGACTACACGCAGTTCGCCGCGCAGGGATGGACGGAGATTGAAGTCGTTTCGAGCAGGGCCGTATTTGCCGCGATCACCGCACCGGGGCTAATCAACTCAAGCAAGGTTACC